TCAAATCCAGTGAAATCCTTTTTATTGAATTTACCACCAGTTGCTATGTCAAAAGATGGTGTGTCATCCTTTTTTTGACCAGTATCTACCAGTTCATCTTGTGCTGCTTGAGATACATCAAATAATCTCATTTTTGAACGATCAATACCTACTACAAATTTACGATTTGATGTGGGGTCATTATATCTGTTCTTCAACTGCTTTACTAGTATTTGTCCAACTTCTTCCATTTGCTCAGTAGATATAATTGCAAACATAAGATCTGCAGTTGCAGGTAACCCGAAACTCTCTGAAGTATCTTCCAACCCGACATCAGTACTTGAATACCCCGCTCTAGTGGTTTGTGTCGCAGAGACAATAGGAAGTTTATTTTCCACAGCAAGACCGCGGAGTTCTTCTGCAATCGATTTGATAAGCGTGTAAGAATTGACATTAGACCCTGTTTTTATTCTGGAAGATGTACAAATGTTAAGATAATCTACAAATATAATGTCTGGAACAAATGACCGCTTAAGATTCAATTCATTCAACAATGCACGAAAATGATTAACATTTGCAGCTGCAGTTGGATATTCTTTAATTATTAGTTTTCCTTTTGTAGTATTACTTAAACTATTTATTTTTTTATCGTAGAGGTCTTTTGGTAGACTGTGAAGGTCATCTATAGAAATATCTAGAAGGTTTGCATCAATCCTTTCAGCAATCTTTTCTTCAGCCATCTCAAGAGTGATATAAAGTACATTTTGATTTTGTGCAAGACAAGAAGATGCAACATGACACATGAATAAAGATTTACCTACACCAGTACCAGCAAGACAAATGTTTAATGTTTTCTGCGGAAGACCACCTTTGGTAATTCTGTTAAAGTAGTCGAGATCAAATGGAATCCTCTCTTCAACCCTATGATAATAATCGAACCGCTCAGCGCTGTCATCAATATAATCATGACCAACATGAGGATCAAAAGACACAGAAAGAGCATCGGAAAGAATTTCAGGAATGGCACCCTTGTCTGCTGTTGATTTGGGATTGTCGAGTATTGATATTGATTCGACCACTGCGTTGTAGATTGCTTTGTCTTGACAGAACTTTTCGGTTGTGTCCAATAGCCATGAGAGGTCTGAGAATTCTTGGTCATCTTTACCAATCTCATTGATAAGGTTTACAGACTCTTTGAAATCTTCTTCTGTGATTTTTGCTTCACTTAATTCAATATTAAGAGCCTCTTTATTTGGGAGAGAATTATATTTTAGTATAAAATTATTTATCTGATTGTAGATAATTTTATCAGAATTTTCAGTAAAATATTCATCATTTAAAAATGGTAATACCTTTCTTGCATAATCCTCATTCTGTAACAGATTCTTTAATATTGTTGTCTCTATTTTCATCGCTACCTATATGGTGTTCTTCTATTATTTCTAAAATCGCTTTACCTAATTTTTCTTCAAATATTTTACCCTGTTCATCGGTTATGACTCTTTCGCCAATATCAGATGGTGATGTTATTATATCATAACCATACTGGCATGTCAAGGTGCCATCATCATTCAGAGTTGGGTCTGTTTTAAAGTCTTTGTATTTAACTACAACATGACAAAACGGGCCCTGTATAATTTGAATACAGAGACTATTATCATCGGGGTCTTCTGGATTGGGGATAAGAATATACCAAGTATCTCTAAGTTTTGGAACGTGAGCTTTTGGGGAAAGATCAGGCATCGGAGGTATCTCTTCTACCGACATTAGATATATCTCTGTCACCTTTGAGTTTGGCATCAGGGCCACCTGCTGTATCTATTTTTAAAGATTGTTCAAATTGTCTTCTAGGAAAAGGTTCTTTCGTTGGGGTATGTGTCCATTTACTTGCTTCTGGGCATATCAAATTGAAAGATACTGCCCGTCTAATACCTGGCCCAAAGAACGGAGATGCAGAATGTTTTAACCATGCAGGAAAAATGAGAAATTTTCCCACTTCTGGAATTACCATATCATTTCCTTTTGGTCTAATAGTATTATATGGATTTACATCTACATATCCATTTTCTGCATGATGAAAATTTAAAGATCCCTCTTCATTTACTTCTGAAACTTGTGGTGGAACTTTTAAATAAAATACACCAGACATCAAACCAAAATGACTGTGAGTTTGATTATAATCATTTTCTTCGGAATCTGTCGCCCAAATGTACTGAATTTCTAAATTAATTTTATCTGGTTCAATATTCATGAAATGTAATCCCGAATTACATAAATAACCTTTCCCCATAGACATAATAAAATCTGACATTTCTTTGGGTAACACATTATTAGGCATTAAAAGTTGTTTTCCCTTAATTCGTCTAAATGCGTTTTCATGATATAATTCATCATAATGATTTTCGTAAAGATCATCTATAATCTCATTCATTAGATTAACCAATTCTTTACGCATATTTGCAGTTGCAGCGTAATTATATCTTTGATAAAATGCTACATCAGTTTCATAATCAGCCATTATCTTCTCCTGTTTCAATTTCTGATGTTTTCACCTTTGGTAGAGAAAGTTTTTTCTTAGTAGACAACAATAGATTATCATCTCGTATTTCTTCTTCCAAAATCCAAAATACCATCTCTCGTTGTTCTGCGTTCCAGCCTCTTACCCACTTTCGGGTTTCTTCTATCACAATTTCTCGTTGTTTTTCTAGTTGTGTCAATTCTTGTGTTATTTCTTTTCTTGCTTTCTGTTTATTAAAGTCCACCATCTTCTCCTGTTTCAATTTCTTCTGATTCGGGTTTTTTGGCTCCACCACCATAAGAAAATTCTTTTTTAGCAGCTTCATCTAATTTGTTCATTACATCTTCTGTAAAATATTTTTCTGGATCTTTTAGTATTTGTTTTGCGTATAACTTAGCACCGTCTGGTAATTCATACCGTGTAGATACTTTCTTGAAAATCTCATACTTCTCTGCCAACTCTAAAAGACCGTAGTAACGATTAAGACCTTCATCATAACTTAGAAGCACATCAACTCTTTTGTTTTCTTTCGCAAGTCTGGACTTAAAGTTTTTACAATGAATGATGTTACCAATTACATCCGTGCCGACTTTTTCCTTTTTCTTGGAGAGGAACACGATATTAGATGCTGCATACTGTAAACCAGAACCACCACCCATAATGTCTTGAGGAAACATAGCCCCGACTTGTTTGTATGTGTGATTAGTAACCAGTAGTGGTATTCCAGCTTTGGCAAGTTTGAGAGTCAATACTCTAAATGTACCCTTTACGATTCGTGCCTTAGTCATATCCACTTTGTTCGCACCTTCGGTAATATCTTCAACTTCTTTTGCTGTAGATAACATACCAAGACTATCAAGACAAAGTAAAAGTGGAGCCTCACTATTTTCTATATGTTTATCTACCACTCTGGATGCTTGTTGAGCAAAATCTTGTATTGTAGCAACTGGTAACTGAATAAATCTTGTACTGTCAATTTTTCTTTCCTCAATCATCTCAGGAGTAAGAGCAGATTCAGACTCAAAATACAAAACACCACCAGTAGGATTATCAATAAGAAATTGTTTGACAATTCCAAGAATGAAAAATGTTTTTCCAGTTGCCGATTCACCCGCGAAAGCAGTGATCTTGTTGGAGGGTAAACCCTTATGAATACTCCCAGACAAAAGAGCATTAAGAATATAAGAACCAGTGTCGATGTAGTCATTTACTTTCCCTAACATTCCGTCTGAAACCTTAGACGCATATTCATTACCGCTAACGTTTATCAAATCATCTAAAAAATCACTCATAAAAAAGTCTCCTCTAATTTGTATGCAACTGTCATTCTAAGCCCCTCAAAATGTCTGGTGGGCTCTTGTCCATAATGGAATATATTACAAGGAAAAAACACAGCAGTATTTGGAACTGGATATATTGATATACCACTATTAAATAAAGTTGATCCGCCCCATAGTAAATCCCAATCTCGATTAGCATAATATATAAAAGCATAATAATTTGGTTCGATCGAATCTTGATGCCATGATCCATTCTGGCCATAAGTTTGACCATTTGCATATACCGCTTTTATTTCAAAAGATTTATCAGTTAAATTTTCAATCTTTTTTAAAAATAATTCAGTAAAAAATGGATCATCTTTTAATTCCATTCGCCAACGACGCCATTTATCATCTGCAGTGCTTTTATGTGTATATCCCCATTTTGGTCTGTACAATAATT